TATCAGATATAAATAAGTCTTTGGGAGACATAAATGTGTTTAGATTTGCTTATGATGATAACGCTAATGCTGCACACATCGTAGATGATCAAATGACTCCCAATTTAGAAGAGAGATATTTGAAAGCCATTCCAGATGAAAAGGACGTCTCTAACAGAAGCAGATTGCCTCTTTTTGGAAACGGATCCATAGCTAGAAATTTAGAAATTAGAACAGAGATAAGTAGTAAACTTTCAAATATGGTTGCTATATCGGCTAACGCTAATATAGAAGACCAATCTAATCTATCAAAGAGTACAGAGGCTTTTGGACTTTACAATACAGCGTATAAAGATAGGTACATACCTACTAGAACAGAATTTACTAGTAGTATAGTTCTTCCTACAGATACGATGATCAGATCTACTCTTCAATTTAACGAAGCCATAAAAACTTTTTACGGCGATGCTACGCCAGCGGAAGGATCAGTTGGACACGCCACAAATTACTACATTCAAAGAATGTCAAAAATAAAAAGTTCAGAGAAGGGCACTAGAGCAGCTGCGATGATTCCCGTAAGTCTTAATTTTTCTATAGACGGTATGTCTGGGTTTGGTATGGGTCAAAGCTTTACTATAGATCCAGAGTTCCTTCCTTATTCTTATAACTTAAAATTGACCGATCCTTACGGAGAAAAAGATTTTAGTAGAACCGTAGCTTTTGTTATGGTCGGACTGGATCATACTATAGAAGGAAATCAGTGGGTAAGTAGCGTAAGATCAAATATGATATATTCTAAAGATCAGAGCGATTTTAATGCAGATAAATTAAAAGCTCTAAAAGTAGCCTCAGGACTTACAAGAAGTATTCCGGTTAGTGGCGGAGGTGGGGGATTCGGTGGATCAACTTACATAAATACAGGACTAAAAGCAGATAAAATTATAGTAGGACCCGTAACAAAAGAAGTTAAATCTTTCGAAGAAGTCACAAAACAAGTGATAGCTAATCTAGAAAGCGGATATTATCACCCAGTAATGTTGGAAGATGGAAGGGTTAAGGGAGATAAAGAAAAAAATAAGAAAGTTTTAGGAACTTCTGGAGAAACTATGTTCGGAATAGATAGACTTCGTGGAGGATCCATAAACACAACAGCAGCAGGATCTGCGTTTTGGAAACTTATAGACGAAGCAGACGCAAAAAATAAATGGCCTCACTATTTTATTCCCAAAGATCCTCTCAAAACCGAACTTCTAAACCTAGCGGTTCAAGTCATGAAACCTCAATTTGAAAGTTTATTTTCAAAATACGTAACTGTTAAAGAAGTGCAAGATCTAGTGAGATCAGACGGTAGATTGTATTTCAATTTTATATACGCGACATGGAATGGACCAGGATACTTTCAAAATTTCTCGCAACAGATAATAAAAGCTTATAACGGTGGACAAAGAAGCGCAGAGCAGCTTTTAAAAGTCTTTATTGATTTAAGATTGAATACTAGGATATTCTATCCCAATACGGACGATAACTCTTTCAATCTAATGAAAAAAGGAGGCGTAAAAATTGCTGGACTAGTGGGAGTTCAATTAGCATAAAATAAAACAAGATGTTAAGATATTATCCATCATTTAGAATAAAAACAGATCTTACAACGACTGGATTAGAATACGGAACCGTAAACGGACCTTACAGCGGTAAGTATTACGTTACTTACGATGGAAGAGCATTTACAGGACCTAATCCCATAGTTGGCCCGAATCAAGAACTTTTTTCTTTATTAGTAAAAACAAACTCTTCTTATTTAGATTTCGGTAATTTTCCAGAAAACATAGTGAATGCGGTAGCGCAAAAAACAAGAGTAAGTGTCAGTAAAGTACAGAGGAAGCGCGGCGCTCCAACCCCTTATTTTCCTATTGCAACAGAGGGAGACTACAAAAAGGGATACATAACAAGATCATTTATCAAAAAAGTGAACGATATGGGATTCATAACAGAAATATCCCAAGAAGAATACGATAACTTTCAAAATGGTACAGTAGACTACGATGTGTCCTATTACCTAACTTATCAAATAATGTGGAAGATCACAGGACCACTGAATAATGTAAGACTCGGCCAGTACGAAACTAGAGCCGGAATAATAGACACGAACAAGAGATTGGTGGAAAATGCTAACAAGACTTTTCTGGGAATAACTGATTTCATAGGCGGAGAATACACTAAGTTCGCCAGACCAACTGCACTGTAAAAATATATCGATACTCAATCGATTGTTTTTGTTATGTTTGTATCAATAAAGGTTTTAGATGTACTATATCGTAGAAAAAATAGATCAATTAGAAAGGTTGTCGGTGAGCGAGTTAGCTTTCGTTCAACTTATCCTCTGCGATTCCTCTTGTCACCCAAAGCTTTCTAGTCCAAGTTTACTATATTACAACAACGGAGAAAAGGGATACATATTCTGCATAGACCACTCAGAAGGATTCTCTTTACCAATGACAGAAGTGCAAAGGTTTCTTAGCAAGCACCCCAAACTTTATCTCATAGACGAGAAGTTTCACTCCTATCACATAGACGTTACTAACGCGGTAGACCTGAACTTGGTGATGCTAGATTCGAACAACGCGGTCAAAGAGTACGATTGCGACACACCATTTCACAGACAGATCAAGCAGAGACACTCTGAGTTAACGAACTTAGACAAGATAATACCGATATCCAAACACTACGAAGCCTGCGAGTGCTTCTACGATCATGTAAAATATCTGATGGGACTGGAACTGGATCAAGCGTTTGACAAACAGATCCTGGACGCATACAAATACGTTGAGCAGAACGGAATAGGAGTAAACAATACAATACTAAACAAAACCTATCAACTGCCAAACAGCGCAGGATTAGTCAGGAACAGCGTTGCCTACTCTAGTTACAATCTCTATAATCTTACTGGAAGACCGACCAATTCATTCGGTGGAGTAAACTTCTTGGCGATACCTAAGGAGGGAGATTTTAGAAGCTGTTTCTTAGCCAAGAACGATTACCTAGTAGAGTTCGACTTCGACTCTTATCACCTCAGACTAATTGCCAAACTAGTAAGCCAAAAGCTGCCAAACTCAGAATCGATACACAGGATGTTAGCTTCCCAGTACTTCAACAAGGCAAGCGAAGATATCACAGAAGAGGAGTACAAGCAAGCTAAAACGATTACGTTCAGACAGCTTTACGGTGGAATCGAGGACCAATACAAACACATCGAGTTCCTTTCTTCCATCAACGAGTTCGTAAATTCAGAATACAAGAAGTACAAAGCTCAGTCCTCTTACGTTTTACCCACAGGCAGAGTGATAAAGCAACACAGCTCGATAACCAAATACAAGCTGTTCAATTACATCTTGCAAAACTTAGAGACAAAGACTAACGTAGAGAAGATACAGGCGATTAAGACATATTTATCAGGAAAGGCTACGCAGTTAGTTTTGATCACTTACGATGCTTTCCTTTTTGACTTTTGCGTAGAGGATGGTAAGGAAACTTTGGTAAAAATAAAGGAGATACTCGAGCTCGGAGAATTTCCAACAAAGCACACCTATGGAAAAGACTACTCATTTACACAACATTTTTAATATTTATAAGTACTAAATAGGTTATGGAACAGTATAAGATTATAAACTTAACACAAGATTCGTTGATGAATCGATTATTTTGCAGCTTCTCTAAAAAGGAAGAACTGGACGAAAAATTGGCTGAGATCATTAGAGAGTACAAAATACTTTACAACAAAATTTTCGTTTTGTCTTCTCCTGAATCGGAAGAATACCTCTGCACCTATAACATAGAAGTAGAAGGACCTACCACGAAGATACTTCCCAACACGATACTTCTCCACAGGAAAAAAGAATCCAATACGCTTTACACGATAAATGCGCTAAATGCCGTTATCAAATCCAAAAACAGCGGGGTATTGGACAACTCTTACCAAATCGAGTGGCAAGAGTTTAAAAATTCGGTGTTGCTCACGCAATCAGACGGAAGTTTGAGAAAGCTAAACACCGCTATACACAAGATAGTGAACTTGTAAAATAAATTTTTTTCTTAGGAAAGAAATCGTTAGTTTTGAAAAAATAGTTATAATATGGATATTAGCATCTTGAAGAAGAGGCTGGCCACTCTTCAGAATCCCAAAGGTCAGAACAAAGAAAAATCCCAAACCATTTGGCGGCCGGGTATCGGCAAACACTCCGTAAGGATCGTTCCTTCTATGTACGATAGATCGAATCCTTTCAAAGAGATGTATGTCTATTACGAGATCTCAAATCGTATGATGCCTGCTCTTAGCAACTTCGGTGAAGCGGATCCAATCTTGGAATTTACCAAAAAGCTCCGTCAGTCTTCTGAGAAGGACAATTGGCAGCTCGCTAAGAAACTCGAACCAAAGATGAGGGTATTCGTACCTGTTATCGTTCGCGGAGAAGAGGACAAAGGCGTTCGCTTGTGGGAGTTCGGTAAGCAAGTTTACATGGATCTTCTCGCTATCGCAGAAGACGAGGACGTAGGAGATTTTACAGATCCAGTAGAAGGTCGCGATCTCACAGTTGAGACTCAAGGCAAAGAAACTACAGGATTGATGTACAACACGTCTACCGTTAGGATCAGGACCAAAGTCACCCCGTTGTCCGAGAACGCTGATCAAGTTAAGACTTGGTTGAACACTCAACCGAATCCGATGGAACTGTTCAAGAAGTTTTCTTACGACGAAATGAAGAGCGCTTTACTTGCTTACCTCAACCCAGAAGAGGAGATCAAAGAGCAAGCCGATTCGGTAGAGACCAAAGCTCCAGAAGGGGATCTTCCGTGGGAAAAACCGGCAGAAGAAGCTCCAAAGAGTTTTACTCTGAGCACAAAAAAGTCCGACCTAGACTCTAGGATCGACGATCTCTTCAACCTCTAATCAGTCCTAAACATGGCAAAAGCGAGCGAAAGTTTAAACGCAAAACTGTCTAGTGCGATAAACTCAAACTTTAACCTAGACAACTTCAAGAAATCGAAGAACCTATCCACCACTTCGATCAAATTCAAAGACCAAAGGTGGATTCCGCTTTCTGAGGCTTTTAGCGACGGTTTACAAGTACCTGGCATTCCCATTGGACACATCACTCTACTAAGAGGTCACTCTGACACAGGAAAGACTACTGCCTTACTCGAGGCGGCAGTCTCCTGTCAGAAGATGGGAATCCTACCGGTGTTCATCATCACAGAGATGAAATGGAGCTGGGAACACGCAAGGCAAATGGGACTTCAATTCGAAGAGGTAGCAGACGCAGACGGAGTGGTACACGATTACAAGGGTAACTTCCTATTCATCGATAGGGAAAAATTAAACTGTATCGAAGACGTATCGGCCTTTATCGCAGACATCTTGGACGAACAGAAAAAAGGTAACTTGCCTTTCGATCTCTGTTTCTTTTGGGACTCAGTAGGTTCGATTCCTTGTAGGATGAGTATCGAATCCAACAAAAACAACAACGAGTGGAACGCAGGAGCGATGTCTCAGCAGTTCGGTAACTTCATCAATCAGAGGATCATCATGAGTCGTAAGGAGAGTCAACCATATACAAACACGTTGGTCGCTATCAACAAGGTGTGGGTTG